AACCAGCTTATTAGACTGCCCCAGCAGACGCATACAAGACTAATAAGCTTAACTCTGTATGGAGAATTATTATGGCACGTACTACCTTTTCGGGTCCAGTGGCATCCGACAACGGCTTTATCACTGATATTACAAATACCTCTACAGGTGCAGCTACATTCAATGCTAGTACTACTTCTGTCACAATGACGGGTGTTGGCGGCACGGGTGGACGTACCTTGTTTGAGATGGATACCAACGTAGCTTTGGGTTCGTTTTCTAACGCCTTAAAAGCTCAAGTTACCTATGGTGCTACAGGTCGCACGACTGGTTTAGGTTCAGCTTTTGTGGCTGAATTGACCCTTTCAGCAGGCACTTCTTCAGGTAGTTATGCTCCTGTTGAAATTGAGCTTAACTGTGCTTCTGGAGCATCTACTGGCACAAATACCTCTTTAATTTACGCTTCTGTTAATGGTACAGGCGCAGCAACTGTTGATACCAACGGTTATTTGCTAAACCTTGCTGGCGTAACTGTTGCTGGTGCTAAATTAGCCGCTACTGGTACTATTACCAACGTTAATGAGATTACTCATGGACTGCGTGTAAAAATTGCTGGTAGTGATTATTACCTGCTTGCCGCTACTGCTGCTAACTTTAATGCCTAATGGCTACGTTAGATAAAGCGTACCTGTTGGATTTGAGAAATCAGGCACTTGAGCAACGACAAAAGTACTTAGATCTTATCCAACAGGCTAACGGAGCAATTGCAATGGTGGACGTATTGTTAACCGAATTAGATCGCCCACCAGCAGAACATAAAGAGGATTAATTATGGCAATGCAATATGACGTAAAGTCAGCACACATAAGTGCATCTGGTGTGGCGGTTGGGTATAGAACTCGCTTAAAAGGGGTTCTTATGTCCCCTTCTGCGTCTACAACAGTTAATTCTGTTTTTGCTAATAACGTCAGTGTGTCTGGGACTTATGATGTTCCAGGAAGCACTGTTTGTACCGTGACTATTAATAATCATGGGTTAGCAAACGGGGATAGGGTTTATTTAAACTTTACCTCTGGATCTGCTGCTGATGGTCCATATGATGTATCTAACGTTGGTACAAACACATTTACAGTTACAGTGGCTTCAGCAACAACTAACGGAAATGTAACGATGTACGCAAGTATTTTGGTTGAGCTTGACTGTTCTTCTGCTACGGCTTTTTACACGTTAATTCCAGGCGAAGGTATTTTAGCGACAGATGGTATTTATGTTGGTTTACCTGCTTCTGTAACAACTACGCTGTTTTACGGATGACACTATGCAGCAATATGACGTTAAATCGTATCATGCTTCCGCATCTGGTACTGCCACCACAGAGTCTGTTCGTCTAAAAAATGTAACAGTTACTAGTGGTACGGTATCGGCAAGAAATATGGCGGTTGCAGATCCAGCAGTTTCAAAGTCAGGGACTTGGAGCAGGACTGGAACAACGGTTACTGTGACAATTAACGGCAATGGTTTAGTGGATGGTCAACGAGTATTTTTAGATGTTGCTGCTGGAACAACCATGCGTGATGGGGTGTACGAAGTATCTAACGTAACGACTAATACATTTACAGTAACTTCCGTTACATCTGGATCTGCTACTGGTACAGTAACAATGTACACAAATATTTATGTTGAACTTGATACATTTAATACAGTAGGTTTACCTGTTAAGATTCCAGGCGAAGGTATTTACTGCCCTAACGGTATTTTTGTTGGGGTTGGCTCAAGCGTAACAGCAACGGTGATATATGGATAATCCAATGCAAGCACAAGGTTCTTTTAATTTAGTAGGTAGGAAGGTCATGCTTGGTCTTCCCGCTTATGACTTTAAAGTCTCAGTCAAGCTGGCTATTGCTATGGCTCAGTTTGCTGTAGAAGCTCCTAAGCACGGAATTGATATTCAGATTTGCAACATCTCTGGATGCTCCGTTGTTTCTCGTGTCAGAAACCTTATTGCTAAAGACTTCTTAGCCTCAGACTGCACAGACTTAATGTTTATTGATTCGGACATTACTTTTAACCCACAAGACATCTTCCGTCTAATGGCGTGGAATACTGACCCTAAGAAGGGTATTGTAGGCGGAGTTCCTGTTGCCCGTAAAAAAGGTCAGGTCTATATATCGACTTTAGAGCAAGATGCTGATGGCGGGATTTATATGAATTCCTATGGTCTAGTTAAGGCTAAACGGATTGCTACTGCGTTTATGTTAATTCGTAAAGACGTATTTGAGACCCTCAAAGACAATCATCCTGAGTGGAAATACCACGATGACCGAGTAGTAGACGGACATCCAGACAAGTTCTGCTATTCATTCTTTGACTTTAAATCCACCCCAGAAGGCTATGTAGGCGAGGATTATCTTTTCTGTGACCGTGCTACGGCTCATGGTTACGAGGTATGGATTGACCCCACCATTAAGCTAGGTCATTTGGGAATGGAAGAGTTTGCAGGTTCTTTTGGGGAAGAGTATCTCTACCCTCTTATTAGACCTATTGACTCCAAAAAGGATGTCGCATAATGGCTAAGACCCCTGCATGGACTCGCAAAGAAGGTAAGAACCCTGAAGGTGGTTTAAACGCTAAAGGACGAGCTTCTTACAATGCAGCCAATCCTGGTAAGCCTGGACTCAAACGTCCTCAGCCAGAAGGCGGTTCAAGAAAGAAATCTTTCTGTGCAAGGATGTCAGGTATGAAGAAAAAGCTTACATCTGCTAAAACAGCCAACGATCCCGATTCACGCATTAACAAGTCTTTACGGGCTTGGAACTGCAAAGAAGGTGGGACTGTTCGTGGTGGTGGATGTGAGATTCGTGGTAAGACCAAAGGTAAGATGGTATGAGCCAAGAGATGTTACTTTTATGGAATGCAGTCTTATCATTAGCGGGGGTTATTGTGGGTTTTTGGGCAAAAGAAAAATCTGCTGAACTTGCCCGTATAGGCATTTTGTTAAATAAAACTAGAGAAGAGGTAGCTCGTGAAAACGTTACTCAAGCAGAAGTTGACCGCATTATGCAGCACATTGACCAACGCTTTAACAAACTTGAAAGCAAGATTGACCAGCTTATTCAGGGGAAAATAAATGCCTAGTACTAGTAAAAAGCAACATAATTTCATGGCGGCTGTGGCTAATAACCCTAAGTTTGCCAAAAAAGCAGGTGTATCTTCTGCTGTAGGGAAGGAATTTTTAACTGCCGACAAAGGCAAAAAATTTAAAGAAGGTGGGACTATGAAACATTCTGATATTGCAAAAGATAAACCCATGATGAAGAAGGTGGCTGCTAAAGCTGTAAAAGGTCATGAAAAGCGTATGCACAGCATGGCTAAAGGCGGTGGCATTGAAATCAAAGGCAAAACCAAAGGCAAAATGATTAAGATGAAATCAGGCGGAGCTTGCTAACATGGCTAACTTCCCAGACCTTAATGATGACGGTAAAGTAACTCGTGCTGACGTTCTTAAGGGACGTGGCGTTTTTAAAAGGGGTGGTAAAGTGAAAAAAATGCGTAAATTTGAAGAAGGCGGAGACGTAGAGTTTGAGTCAAAGATGGGGCAGAACCCTCAGATTGATGAAATGACACGTATACGTGCGCAAGACTATGCTGAAGAAATGCAAAGACCTGCCCCTGAAATTGAAACTAGGGAAGCCCCAAAAGCTAAACCAAGAGCCAAACCAAAAGCAGAGCCTAAAGCAGAACCTAAAACAACTCCAAAAGTAGAGTCAAAGAAAGAAGAGCCTTCATTTCTTAAAGGCACTAAAGGATATAAAAATCTTGGAGCGTTATTTAAGTCTATGAGAGAAAAAGCTGGCATTACTAGCTACAAATCAGGCGGTAAAATATCCTCTGCGTCTAAACGTGCTGATGGTATTGCTCTTAGAGGCAAAACACGTATATGAGACCTAGTCGTGGCATGGGAGCCATATCCCCCTCTAAAATGCCAAAAGCAAAGAAGAAAACTCGCAGAGATGATACGGATTTTACTGAATACAAAGAGGGCGGTACGGTTAATAAAGCTGGTAACTATACGAAACCTAGTATGCGGAAAACTTTATTTAACAAAATTAAAGCGTCTGCCACTCACGGTACGGGTGCTGGTCAATGGTCGGCTAGGAAAGCACAGCTCCTAGCTAAAAAATATAAGGCGGCTGGCGGTGGCTATAAATGAGTGGTTTAGCAAAATCTCAGCGTTCTTTAAAGGCTTGGGGAGACCAGAAATGGACAACCAAGTCAGGGAAGAAGTCGTCCGAGACAGGGGAAAGATACCTGCCAAAAAAAGCAATCGAAGCCCTAAGCCCACAGGAGTACGCAGCAACAACCAAAGCAAAACGAGCAGGAAAAGCACGGGGGCAGCAGTTCGTGCCGCAGCCCAAAAAGGTAAAAGCAAAAGTAAAGCCGTATCGAAAGGTTAAGTAATGTCTACATCTGGAACTACAGCTTTTAATCTAGACCTCAATAACCTCATAGAAGAGGCTTTTGAGCGTTGTGGTACAGAATTGCGTACGGGTTACGATATGCGGACTGCCCGCAGGTCTTTGAACCTGTTGACCGTAGAGTGGGCAAATCGTGGTATTAATCTCTGGACGATTGAGCAAAGTCAGATTCCAATGGTAACTGGACAAGGAATTTACCCTATTCCAATTAATACAATTGACCTTTTAGATACAGTTATTCGTCAGAATAATGGTGTTGCCAGTAACCAGATTGACATCAATATTAGCCGTATTTCCGAGTCCACTTACTCTACCATTCCTAATAAACTAACGACTGGGCGTCCTATTCAGATGTGGTTTAACCGCCAATCAGGACAGTCAAATGCGACCGCAGTGTATTTGGCACAGTCTATTAACTCGACTGATACCTCCATTACGGTGAGTGATGCTAGTAACCTTCCTATTGGCGGGTTTGTCAAGATAGATAACGAGACTATCAGCTACGCTAATGTCATAGGAAACGTCTTAACTAACTGCTATCGTGGTCAAAACGGTACAACCGCAGTAGGTCATACAGCTAGTCCTACTAACCTTTTGACAGTACAGAACCTTCCGTCTATTAACGTTTGGCCCACGCCCGATGCTGGTGGTGGTCCGTATACCTTTGTGTATTGGAGGTTGCGTAGGATTCAAGATGCTGGATCTAACGGTTCTGTAGAACCTGATATTCCCTTTCGCCTATTACCTTGTATGGTGGCTGGATTGGCTTTCTATATGGCTCAAAAGCTACCAGATGGACAGGCACGAGTGCAATTTTTAAAGCAAGAATACGAGGAGCAGTGGCTCATGGCTTCTACGGAGGACAGAGAGAAAGCTTCTTCTAGGTTCGTTCCTAGGACAACATTCTATGCCTAATAAATATAGTAGTGGCAAGTTTGCGATTGCCGAATGTGACCGATGCGGTCAGCGGTATAAGTTAAAGGAGCTACGGAAGTTAGTTGTAAAGCAACAGATAAAGAACATTAAGGTTTGCCCTAGCTGCTGGGACCCAGATCAGCCACAATTGTCGTTAGGGATGTACCCAGTTGATGACCCACAGGCTGTACGGGAACCACGTCCTGATATAAGCTATCAGGTATCTGGAACAAGTGGTTTGCAGATTAATGGAACCAACGACAACACAGAAGAAGGTGTTGGTTATCCAGAGGGCGGTAGCAGAATATTTCAATGGGGATGGAACCCTGTTGGTGGTGCAAGGGACGATGGGCTAACCCCCAATGATCTTGCCCCAAGCTGTTTAGTGGGTAGTGTAACGGTAACGACAACATAAGGAGTTGAAAATGTATAAGCGTGATGCAGATGGTATAGCCAAAAAAGGCAAGACCGAAGGTAAAAATTTAGGTGATAGCGGACCAACCGCCGCAATTCAAAAGGGCAAGACTGCCAAACATGGCGTTAGCTCTATGGCGATGAAAAAGATGGGTCGTAATCTAGCCCGTGTAGCCAATCAAGGAATGCGTAAAACCGCTGGAAGGGGTCGATAATGGCTAAGTTCTCTATGAAAAAAGGTGGCAAAGAAGTCGGTTATGCCGATGTCTATGCCGAGCCACATACTATGAAAGGTAAGGCTATGGATGCTAAAGACGCTATGATGGCAGTAAGCCGTCCGCCAGATCCAAATACCTTGTCGTCTAAGCAGATGACTCCAGGTGGACAACCTTCTCCCCGTGTCAGCATGGGCGATCCAGGTCGTGATGATGTGAAGACTACGGGTATCAAACAACGTGGATCTGGCGCTGCAACTAAAGGTTTTACCTCTAGAGGCCCAATGGCATGAATTACACGCAGTTAACTTCTGCAATTAAAGGGTTTGCTGAGAATGATTTCCCAGCAACAGTAGGCTCTTTTACGTCTGCTGACCAGATTGCTAGGTTTGTACAGCTTGCCGAGCAACGCATCTATAACACGGTGCAGATGCCTGCTTTCCGTAAGAACGTTACAGGATCTACAAGCAGCGGTAATAAGTATTTAGCAACCCCGTCTGATTGGCTGGCTACCTTTAGTCTTGCGGTGATTAATGCGGCAAATGAGTACCACTACCTTTTAAACAAAGATGTTAACTTTATCCGTGAATCCTACCCAGACACGGACGCAGCTTTCTATGCCGAGCCTGAGTATTACGCTATTTTTGACAATAACACCTTTATTTTAGGTCCTACCCCAGACGCCAATTACGCTGTAGAACTGCATTATTTCTACTACCCACAGTCTATTGTTACCGCAGGGACTTCTTGGCTTGGAGATAACTTTGATTCTGTATTGTTATATGGTGCGCTTATGGAAGCAGCCAACTTTATGAAGACAGATGCTGATGCGGTTACTTTGTATAAAACAAGATATGACGCAGCTATGGCAGATCTGAAACAATTAGGCGATGCGAAAGAGCGTCAAGATGCCTATAGAAGTGGACAAGTGAGGTATCCAGTCAAATGATTAGCGTACAAGGGCTAGGTGAGTCTAGCGGGATTCAAGTAGCAACCAAAGACTTTGGCGGATTTACTCCCGAAGAGGTTGCTGAACGGGCATTAGATAGAATTATTCAGGTAGGGGATCAGTCTCATCCTTTGGTTAGAGAGCAGGCGATTGCTTTTAGAAATCATATTCGGGAAATACTAGTCTTTTACATGAATGAAGCGGTAAAATTTGATCGTGTAACACTAGCTCAAAAGCTACGGGAAGCTGGTCATCCTGAACTAATTAAACTTTTAGAGGAGTAAATCATGGCGTTTACAGGTAACTTCATGTGTACCAGCTTT